AATGAAGAAGAGCTACCTCTTAACTCTGGAGATATTGCAGTGGAACAAGCGGCGGTACATGCTTAGGTTATTTGTAACATTCAGAGTTCTACCTGATGATAAAAGATATATATTAATATCTAAATCTTTTCAGATTGGTGGGCAAAATCAAAGAGCTGCAATATACAAGAGATACCTTAGCATATTTTATGTTAGGGTGTCTCCTGTATATAAGGGATATGAATGCCTTACAATTGCGGTGAATAAATATAATGAATTAACTAAATAATAAAGAGGTGCATGGCTCAAACAGCAGTCAGCTAAGTGAAGTAAGATTAACAGCCTCTTTATTTTTTATAATATTAACTAAAACTAAATAAAACTATGGAACAACGAAAAAAAATGTATTCCGTTTGGGAAAGCGATTGGAATGGTAGGGATTACCCAACATTTTATGAAGAAAAAGAAAAAGCATTTCAACACTTCAAAAACTCTAAAAAAGATAAGCCCCAATATGTTTCAATAAGAGAATGTATAGTAGAAAATTGGGGTACAGATGATAGGGAAATTATAGAGGAAGATAATATACAATCTTACTATTATGAAGATGATGAAAATTAACTAAAACTAAATAACTATGGGAAATGTAAATATGATGAAAATGTTCCTCGCTCTAGGGGGGCTAACATCACAAACAATGGAAGAGAAAATATCATACAAAGAAAAAATTGTATTTTCAACTCCAGGAATTATTAAACCTGAAAATTGGGAAACATTATCACAAGAGGAGAGGTTAAATAGATTAGAGAAATTAGAAACAATTAAATAAATAACTATGAATATAAATTATGGAGATTGGTTAGAAGCAACCTATCAAAATTGTGATGACCCGACTGAATATCAAGGCGAAGAAGAGAAATTTGAATGTGATGAATGTGGATGTTATTACTATACAGATGATAGAGATGATTTTGAATGCCCTAATTGTGAGGACATGGAACAAACAGAAAGAAGTATAACTAAAACTAAATAAAATGGGAAAAAATAAAGAAGAATTTATGAAAGACAGAGAACAAAAAATGACCGAAAGAGAGGAGGAAATTTGGAATCAAGGAGCTAGATTGTTGTCTGCGGAAATAAAAATGAAAACTGACTATATGTTAGAGTTAGAAGAAGTAAAACATCTAAATAATCATCATTTATATTTGTTATATAAATCTAAAACACTGATAGCTGATATGGTTATGTATAACTTAGATAAAGATATGTATAACAGATATGATGATGTAATGAAACAAGCACAAGAATTATTATCCGAACTAAAAGATTATTAAATGAAAAATGATAAGAACGCAAAGATGCCTAAATGGTTTCATGGTAGGGTGTACTCTAAAGGTGGGGTGGTAAATATAAAAGATGGTCAAGCTACATTAAGATTAGACGCTCATGCTTTATCTATATATCATTTAATACAAGGTTATAAGGTTTTAGGTAAGAATGATGATATAAATTTATTAAAAGGAATAGACTGGCTTAGAGCTAATTATCCACACGAATCTGATATACTATTTCCTATAGATAAAGAGTTAAGTTCATTTAATAAAAGAATGAATAGCTCCATAAATAAATCTAGGAAGAATAACTATGATTTATTCGGAAACAAATACTAAATATATACGTTGGTATATACGTTGGTAATACTATAGATAAGATAACATAAAAATAAATAAATATGAAATTAAAAAAAGAATTAGAACATCATGTAATGGAATTAGGAAATTCTGTTCATTATTTTTGTGATGAAGTTGAGTCTTTAACAGAAAAAACTTTATCTAAGATAGATGATAAAGGAGATAATCTAAAGGTTCATACAGACCATTTAACTGATTTAGAAATGAAGTGTATGCATACAATGTATTTAAGAGTGATAGGATATACTTTAATTAGAGGTATAATGGATATGGAATTTGCAGAAAAAGTTTCAAGATTAATGGGAGTTGAATTAATACAAGATGATTTAAAGAATGGAGTCAATGTTCCTAATGAGGTGGTTGATAGTATGTTAGATGAAATAAATAAAAATAAAAAAGATGAGGATAAAAGAGTTAAATAAGAAGTTAAGAAAATATTCAGAAGATGGAGCTAAAAGAGAAAAATTCAAATGGAAAGACATTAAAGATAAACACTCAGATAAAAAATCATTATGTTGTAATTCTCCTATAGTTATATTAGGAGAAAGCGCAAGTCAAGACATAGGAGTTTGCTCTAAATGTAAGAAATTTAGTATAGATAAATCAAAACAAAAAAGATTGTCTGGCAATAGACATCAAAAATTTAAAAGAATAGCAGCGGACGCTCTATATGATTTTGATAGTAATAAATCTCATAACTATAGAGTTCCAAAGAAAAGATAGGAAGAAGGGTTCCCATACCGAAGCAGTGTGGGAGATAACAAATCCCTAAGGTATCAGGTAGGTCTCATATCACCTTTAAGACTTAAGTGCGCCAAATTACCTAGAGGGTGGAAACAAAACACTCAGGTCTACTGGGCTCTTCTTCCTTTTTTTATAAAAAGTTATTAACAATAGTAATATATACAAAAAGTTTGTGTATATTTGCATAACAATTTGCGGATATGTCCGCAGTTTATATATAGATGAATGTGTTAAGGAGTGTGGTATCGGTAACGACCATAAGGATTCATTGCTTTGTTCCTCATAACTCCTTAATTACGTTCATCAATCAATAGTCATTAAATTAAATTAAATTAAAATGGAAAAATCAATTCACACAAAACTTAATGATATACAAATATCATTAAAAGCTCCAAAAAATCAATTCAATAAGTTTGGTAAGTATAAGTATCGTTCAGCTGAAGATATTTTAGAAGCTATAAAACCTTACTTAGAAAAACATAATCTAACTCTTACTATATCAGAAAACACATGTGAGCTGGGAGGTTATTTATTCTTAGATTCAACAGCCACTCTTTATGATTCTGAAACAAATCAAGAAGTAAAAGTAATAGCTTCAGCAGGTATAAATCCAGAAAGAAAAGGAATGGATATAGCTCAATCTTTTGGTTCTAGTAGTTCTTATGCTAAAAAGTATGCTCTTGGTAATATGTTTTTATTAGATGATACTAAAGACGCTGACGCTACATCTAATCCAAAGAAAGTTTCTAAAACTGTTAAAGCTACTAAAAAGAAAATGACTAAAGAAGTTTTAGACTTAATGGTAGACGCTATAGGTAAAGGGAAGGCTGAGCATGTTAAAGAAAGAATGGAGGATTACACAATGACCAAAGTACAAAGAGATATTCTTAATAAAAGATTATCATAATGGAAGAATTAAGTAAATTAGAAGCTCTTCTAAGATTTGGAGAAGATAAAGAGTATTACTCTGATAATGAGTTTGTTACAAATAGTATGTTGGGGTTACTAAATAAATCTCCTCAACATTTATTAGCTTATATGCAGGGATTTACTAAGGAAAGCAAAGCTCTGGATATAGGTAAAGCTTTTCATACTATGATTCTAGAGCCGTCTAAATTAGATAATGAAGTTGTTGTATTTGAAGGTAAAACTAGAAGAGGTAAGGCTTGGGATGAATTTTCTATACAAAACGCAGATAAAACTATTATATCAACATCTGAATGGAATATGATAAATGATATGTCTAATGTTATATTTGAAAATAAAGAAGCTATGGAATTTATTAATAACTCTAAACACGAAGTTGTTGAAGTGTGGAAAAATAACTCTATTAAATGTAAGGGTAAAGCTGATATGGTTGTGATGAATATAGAAAATAAAAAGATTTTAATAGACCTAAAAACTACAAGAGACTCATCTATTGAATCATTTAGAAGAAGCTCTTATAGTTATGGGTACGACAGACAAGCCGCTTTTTACATAGATGGATTTCAAGCTGATGAGTTTTGGTTTGTAGTTATTGAAAAAGAAAATCCATATAGAGTTGGGATATATAAAGCTAGTGATGAATTTATTGAAGGTGGTAGAATTAAAAATAATTATCTTTTAGAAATGTATCAAGAGTTTTTTATAAATAAAATTAAAGATATTAATTCATTTTATTTCAAAGGAGAGTTATAATGACAAACAATAAAATTAAATCAGAATATATTATTAAAAAAATATGTGAATATTTTAATATTGAAGAACATCTAATATTTTCTAAAGGGAGAAGAAAAGAATTAGTTGAAGCTAGACATTACGCTATATATTATATGTATCATTATGGAGATACTTTAGGTTCTCCATCCGCTGTTAGAGATGTATTTAAAAATAGGGGAGGTATTACAAATCACGCCACTATTATATACGCTGTGAAAAAAATAGAAGATGATTTATCTTATTCAATAGATTCAAATAGAAAAATGTTAGAGATAGACTCTTTTATTGGGATAACCAAAAGAAATTATTTAACTATACATTACTTTATGGATGTGAATAAAGGACATGTTATAAACATGAGCTCTGAAGATAATAAAATATTATGGAAACACGAATCAATACAAAAAAGAGGTAGTAAACTATATTTAATAGGAGAATATAAACACCCAGAACACGGGTGGCTTAAATCAGATAACAAATTTTATGATTACGGAGGTTATCTGTGTACAGGATTAGATGCTGAGAGAGTGTATGAAAATAAATAAGGGTGAAAGGCTTTCCTTACCTACTTAGTCGTAATACTTGTTTTGGCCGAGTAGCCCTTATTTTTTAATAATAAATAAAATGAATTTAAAATAAATAAAATGAAAATAATACAATTAGTTAGTTGGAGTGAGGTTGTTAGTAAGCACAAACATACACATAATTATAAAGAAAGAAAAGAACATGAAAAAGGAACTGATTACGGAATAAAGATTGATAAAGTAGATTTTATGTGGTTTGAGAGTGAAAATGTTAGACAGGGTGCATTAAAGGAGTTTATTAAACATCCTAAACATTTTAAATTAGTAGAATGAATTTAAAATACTTTAGAAAACACTTAAAAGAAAGTTCTGACAGGTTAGATATGACCTATTCTATGATGCATATATTAATATATGCTTATCATTCAGAATATTTTACTAAACAAAACATAATAGATGATGTTCCTTTAGGGGCAGATACTATACAGTCGGGTGTTAAATTAATGAAAGACAAGAGGTTAATTAACACATTAAGAGGTGGTGGCAATGGAACCACAGCTCTTTATAATATTTCTGGGTTTGGCAAAAGAGAAATTAAAATGATGTATAATAAAATAAAACAAACAGGGGAAGCCGAAAACCTTTACTAGAGTAGGCGGAATGCTAAATATATATAAAATGGCAAATTCAATAATCAATTTCAGCATCAATCTAGATAAGATTGATAAAAGCAAAATCATCACTGGTAAAAAAGGTAAATACCTTAACCTTACATTAGGTTCTAACAGAGATGGTGAAGACCAGTATGGTAACACTCATTACGTTTATCAATCTCAAACTAAAGAAGAAAGAGAAGCTAAGGAAGATAAAAACTATCTTGGTAATGGTAAAGAGTTTAACTTTGACGAACCTAAGAAAGAAGCTGTAGTAGAGGCAACTGAAGGTTCTGATGATGACCTACCATTCTAATGGCCGCTAAGTCGTATTGGTTTCCTCATGATACGACAGCTTTTAACGATATGAAAATAGAGTCTATGACCTCTGTATATGGTTCAGAAGGTTATGGATTCTATTGGATTATTGTTGAAACCTTGTCTATGGAGGAAGGGTATAAATTATCTTTACAAAAGAAATCCGTATATGGTGTGCTCTCTAGAAGAACTCAATCAACTACAGAAAAGATAAAGGAATTTGTTGAAGATTGTATAAATGATTTTGAATTATTTCAATCTGATGGAGATTATTTTTGGTCTGATTCTTTACAAAGAAGATTAAAGAAACGAGATGATAAGTCTCAAAAAGCAAGAGAGTTAGTTAATAGGAGATGGAATAAACAGAAATCTAATGCGGACTTGTCCGCAAAAAAAGATACCGAATCACGTTCATCATTAACAGAGAACTTAGAAGAATTTGAAAATTTTTGGTCTATATACGATAAAAAGGTGGGTAAAGACAAATCTTATTCTTTATGGGGAAAACTTTCCAAAAAAGACAAAGAAGATTGCATGAAATTTATACCTCTTTATATTAAAGAAAGACCTAATAAACAATACAGAAAGAATCCTGAAACATTTCTTAGAAATAAAAGTTGGAATGATGAGATAATAACTAATGGTTCAGTGTCTGAAGTGGAGAAGTATGATAATGTTAGTAATGATGAATTTAAGAAGGCGTTTGGAGCATGATAGATAAAAGTTTATTATATGATTATGGTATTTCTTACAGAGGTAAATGGAATCATGAAATAAAAGCTGTATGCCCTAAATGTTCTCATGATAGAAAGAAAAAGAAAGAGCCTTGTCTTTCTATAAATACAGAAACAGGAGTTTTTATCTGCCATCACTGCCAATGGTCTGGTAAAATAATAGAAAAAAAGATGAGGGAAATTAAGTATATTAAACCTAAATACAACAACAAAACATCACTAACCAATAAGGTTATGAAGTATTTTGAGTCTAGAGGTATATCTCAAGATGTTGTTAAAAGAAATAAGATAAGTGAAGATGAAGTATATATGCCTCAAGTTCAAAAGAAAAGAAAAGTTATTAGATTTAATTACTTTAGAGATGATGAGTGTGTTAATGTTAAGTTTAGAGATTCGGAAAAGAATTTCAAGCAGGTAGCTGGAGCAGAAAAAGTTTTCTATGGATTGGATGATATTAAAGATAATGATGAAGCTATTATAGTAGAAGGAGAATTTGATAAACTATCTTTTGATACAATAGGTTTAACTAATTGCGTGTCTGTACCAGATGGAGCTCCTAACGCTAACGCTAAGAATGTTGAAGCTAAGTTTTCTTACTTAGATAATTGTTATGAATATTTTGAAAACAAGAAGAAAATATACATAGCTGTTGATAACGACGCTAATGGAAGGAGGTTGTTAGATGAATTAAGTAGAAGATTAGGAAGAGATAGATGTTGGATAATTGATTTTCCTGAAGGATGTAAAGATTCTAATGATGTCCTTGTAAATCATGGAGAAAAAACTCTTTATGATTGTTATGAAGACGCTAGAGCGTATCCTGTAGAGGGGGTTTTTGGAGTTGATAGTGTAGAAGAAATGCTTTGGGATTCATACCATAATGGTAAACAAAAAGGAGTTACTACAGGATATTCTTCTTTAGACCCTCATTATACATTTAGAGCGGCTGAGTTTGATGTGTTCACTGGGATTCCAGGACATGGTAAAACATCTTTCTGTTTGCAATTAATGTTAAATTCATCTATTTTATACGGATGGAAGTGGGGAGTGTTCTCTCCTGAGAATTATCCCATAAACGAGCTCTACGAGACTTTAATAGAAATGTACATAGGGACTACCTCAGACGTGGAATCTGACCACAGAATGTCTGTAAATGAGTATAGAGCGGGTATGAAGTTTATAAACAAACATTTCTTTGTAGTTTACCCTGAAGAAAGCTTCTCTTTAGATATTATATTAGAAAGATTCAGATATTTAGTGCATACTAAAGGAATTAAAGGAGTTTTAGTAGACCCTTTTAATCAATTAGACCATAACTATAATGGTATGTCTGAAGCTAATTATGTCGCTGATACCTTGAATCAAATTAGAAAATTCACAAAAGCTAATGATGTTAAATTTATAGTTATAGCACACCCCATAACTATGAGAAGCGATAATGGAGTTAAGGATAATGAAGTTCCTACAGCTTATAGAATATCAGGAGGGGCAAATTGGTTTAATAAAGCTGATAATATTATTACGGTTCATAGACCTAACCCAAAAGATTTTTACGACACTACAACTAATGTTCATGTCCAGAAAATTAAATTCCAAAAATTAGTGGGAGTTCCAACAGGGGCTCCAGTGCCATTAAATTACCACAGGCCTTCAGGTCGTTTTTTAGAAAATAACACATATCCATTAGATGATTTAGTAAATAAAGTTGATGGAGAAAGATTACCATATTAATATATTATGAAAGAAAAATTTAAAAAAGATTTAAAATACGGAAGAGAAGGTGAGGTTATTGTAGCTACTTACCTTTCCTTACAAGGAATGCAAATTATAGAAGGAATTAGTAAGGATGAGTATAATCCTGATTATGATTTACTTATGTATTCTCCTAAACATGATAAGAATCTAAAAATGGAAGTTAAAACAGATGATTATGTTAGTGATAGTAGTGATACAGGAAACATAGCTATTGAAATAATGTTTAAAGACAAACCCTCTGGTATAAGCTCCACTAAATCAGATTGGTGGATTTATTATATGCCTAATATAAGCTCTAATAATCTTTGGATGATGGAGGTATCTAGCTTAAAAAAGTTGATTAAAGACAATATTGAAAACTTAAAAGTTGTAATGGGTGGCGATGACAATCAATCTAAATTAGTTTTAATACCTAGGAAAGAGTATAGTGGATACTTTGGGATAGATACAATAGTTAAAAAAGAATTAAAGAAAAAAGATGAATAGTGTATTTATACCAGGCAATACGCCTAGTAGTAAAAATTCTCAGCAATGGACTGGTAAGTATTTAGTTAAATCTAAAACTACACAGAGGTATGTAAAAAATAGTAAGTGGTATTATGTCGCGAATAAAAAAGAATTTAAGAAAATGTTAAAAGGTAAAAAGAAACCTTATGATATAGAATTTACCTTTTATAGAAAAACAAAAAGAAAATTTGACTACATCAATGCGGCTCAAATAGTTCAAGATTTGATGGTTAAATATGGATGGTTAGATGATGATAACTGCACTGAGATGAAACCTCATTTCGGGAATTACGTTCATCAGAAGGATAATCCAGGAGTGTTAATTAAAATTTTATAATATGTTAGAAATAATAATGTTTGGAGTTGGGTTTGTATCAGGTATGTATGTATGCACCCAAATAGAAAAAGGAATAGATAGAAATATCACAAGAGACACTTTGTCAGAAAGAGAAAAAAATATAGAAAAACAAAACGAATCTTTTAATAAAGGATATAAAAAAAATGATTAGTTATATAGGAGGTAAAAGCCGAATGGCTAAATGGATATGTGAGTATATACCAAACGATATAGAAACATATGTTGAGGTTTTTGGTGGAGCTTTTTGGGTGTATGTAAATGGAGATATACACGAAAGACCTAAATTAAAAGAGGTTGTGTATAATGATAAAAATAGATTTATGGCTAACCTATTTCAATGTATGAGATTCCCAGAGGAACTTTATGAAGTTTTATGTGAAGAAAAATCTCAAAATAAATCTCTTTTTTATAAATGCCAAGAAAATCTTAATATTATAAATAAACAAAATTGTTATTTTCCTTTAGGAGATTGTGATATAGCGTCTCAATACGCTTATGTTGCCACACAAGTTTTTTCAGGCTCAAAGATATTAGAATCTAAATTTATAGATTTGAAAGGTAAATATAGTAGTAAATACGACTCTTTAATAAGAAGGTTACAAAAATTTGATATTGTTGAAAGATTAGAAAGAATAACAGAAGTGGAAAATATGGGATATTTAGAACTAATACAGAAGTACGATAGCCCTACCACTTACTTTTATTGTGACCCACCTTATTGGAAAACTGAGAACTACTATAGTAACCACGACTTTGATAGGAACGACCACGAATTGTTATGTAAGATACTTACACAAATTGAAGGAAAGTTTGCGTTAAGTTATTATGACTTTAAACAATTAAGTGAGTGGCTTCCGAAAGATGAATATAGGTGGGAGGAAAGAGAGTTTACAAAAGCTGCTGGAGCTAGTAAAGGTAAGAAACAAAATAAAAGCACAGAATTACTTATTATGAATTATTAATTTATATATTTGTATTATGAAATACAACAACATAAGGAATATTTTAAGAAAACAAATTGATAATAATGTAAAAACATTTTGGACATTTAATGAAGAAGAAAAAGAGTTTACACAAATATATAAAAGTTATACTAATAAACTTAAAATATATACAGCTCAACAATTAATAGATAAATTAGAAGAATATGAAAGAGAAGAAGCACAGTAAATATTATTATGATTATGATAGAAATAGGAGCTCAACACTAGACCAGTATAACGCGGACAAGTCCGCAGTATTAGACGATAGAATACCTGAATACTATAAAGGTAAAGAGGGGTATGAAGCTCGTAGAGTGTGTGATAATTTTGAATTACCATATCATTTAGCTACAGCTGTTACATATCTATTGAGAGCATATCGTAAACACGACACTCCTGTAGATTGTATTAAAAAAGCGATAGCTCATTTAGAATTTGAATTAGAAAAAATTAAAAGAGATAATGGCTAAATTTACATGTAAAAAATGTAAGAATAGCATTACACTAGATGAGTATACCATATCCGTTAACAATGGAGAGTTAGTAGTCCCTCAAGCGTTTTGTAAAAAATGTGAAGAATATATGACTGAGAATGATAAATTCAACGGATGGGGAAAAGCTTTAATGAGACCAGGAGGTAAGGTGAGAGGTAAAAATGACTATTAACCTATTTCTCTTTTAATTCAGGCTGTGTGGTGCCGTTTTCTAAGAACGCATAAACCTTATTAGATTCATTTATAATCTCAGACATTGTTGTCTCTTTATTCGCCCCTAAAACCATAGCTGTTGTTTTGAAAGCTTCCATTCTTAATAATTTTCTATCTTGAGAAGCTCTTTCATCTCTAATATCTGTTATTGCGGGATTTGTGATGTCCATATTTTTCATAGGTCTATATTTATTTTTCGCCATATTATTTATTCCAGTTATATTTATTACCTAAATTCATAGGGATAAAAATAGCGGTTCGCCCTCCATCTACCACTATACCACATCCTAATGTTGGTTTTTTAGGGAAATTCTTTCCATATGAAAAGGCCATATGGTCTACATCTATACCACAACCAACATTCATTCCGAATATAATATCATTACGAGAAGCCATATAACTAACTCCTCCAAATGAATGTGAATGACCAATAACTGTAGATTGTCTATTTGCTATAGCTCTATTACGAGCTCCACTAATACCAGAAGAACCTGTACCATGAACATATAAAACATTATCAATCTCCCATTCCATCTGCCATTTCCATCCTTCTGGGGCATTCCAAATTTCTTCATATGTTTTTAGATACCTCTTAGGTATACCAGCTGAGGTAGCTTGTCTAAATGGAAGAGCTGAATGATTACCTACACAAACCTTTACATCTGGGAAAGTTTTATACCATCTCTCCATAGCTTTTTGTGCTTGCTCAGCCTCTCTAACAGCGTTAGGCATCTCTAATTCTGATTCATGATATGAAAGTGCCGCATTATCACATTCATCTCCAATATGAATGATTTCTGTGCACCCAAATCTATTAAAAACATCATAACAAAAATCTCTATAATCAGGATGACAGAAAGGTTCATGGGTGTCTCCTATAATTCCTACATTTGTGGTTAATCTATGATTGTTTATTAAATCTTCCTCTTGAGGAGTTAGTCTTAATCTTTTACCATATATCTTACCCATTGAATTTTATTTTGTACAAAAATAAGTAAAATATAGATACAAACAATAATTGTTAATAACTTTTATTTTAGGATGTTTTTGGTGGGGATATCTATACTTTCACAATATGAAGATACGTTAAACCCAGGACAGGATTTCCCAGATAATTCTCCATGACCTACAATTAATAAATTAGGATATCTTCTTAACATATATTTCAAATAAATATCAAAAGTAATTTGCTGTTCTTCAGTCATAGTATTTTCGGAATTAAATCCATCTTTAGATACACCTCCTACATAAGCTATATGTCTAGCTAGAGGATATATATTTTGACCATTATGTGATAAATTCCATTCTTCAACTCTACCATCTTCATTAAAAGGAGTTAGGTTACTTATAGTCCCATCTAAATGTATAACATCTGAATATCCCACCTTGTCCCATCCCTTGCCATGTGGAGGTGATAACATATGAGAATTAATTATTTGTTTTTCAGTAATCTCAATATCATATTCCGTATTAGTGGAGTGTATTACAAGATATTTGAGGTTCATAATTTTTAATATGTAAACTTATCTTGAGAATATTCTCTTGTTGTACATACAACATCTATACTGTTTATTATATTTGATTTCACTTGAATATAAGAACCTTGTGGTATATTAAATGTCCCAGGCGTAGCCCACTCCCATGTATTTACGGTGTCCAGAAAATTATATGTCTTTGTTGTTGCAAGGGTTAAGTCTTCAGATAGCATTATGTCAGTAGTTGCACCGTCATCATCTACATAAACTAATTTAGCGTTAAACGTAATACCAGTACTATGTTTAACATTAACAGTGAAATGTTGTAGTACAGTGTTAGGGTTATGAGCTGTAGCTATTGTTTCGTAAGTATCAGCCGCATTGGTTGTATCATAGAAAAAATAATCTCTCCAATACATGTTCATTGTTACGCTCTAGTCCAGTAAGCGTATTCAGCTATTATAGAACCAGAAGAGGATTGTAACTGAACTCCCTTTGAAGCTCCACCTGAAGGTAGTAATACAAATTCTCCTGGAGCTAACTTACCCATAACAACATCATCAGTGTTTTCTATATTAAGAGTTGTTGTAACAGTCGCTCCAGCGGCATCTACTCCTGTATGTTTTATATAAACAAAGTATGTTTGTCCATCTAAATTTGGTTGTATAATGTTATTCCCACCTACAGTCCCAATGTCTTTACTAGATAATCCTTGGTGATTACCAGATGTAGTAAGAGTTTCTCTAACTGTTAGATTTAAAGCTTCATCCGAACTTATTGTAGAACTTACTAATTTTAATGTTATATCTATTGTTGCCATTTTATTTATTTATTTATTTATTTATTAACCTCTAGTCCAATAGCCATATTCAGCTTGACATGTGTTAGCTGACGCTTCTAATTGAATCTTACAAGCTCCTCCTCCGTAATAAGGAAAGAACATAAACTCTCCTGATTGTAACTCAGCTATCTGAGTCCCATCAGCTGTTTCAACCCTAACCTTGTCTGTACCAGATGAATCTCCCGCAGCATTTATTCCTTTATGTTTTACATAAACATATTTACAGGAGTCAACACTTGGGACTATAACATTATCTCCTCCAGTTGTTGTTACCGTAACAGTAGAAAGATTGACATTAGGAATCGCAGTTGATAATTCATCACTTATATTTATTAAAAATTCCCCTGTAGTTACACCTGTAGACGAATACTCCATTGTTAGTGATAATGCTGGTTTTAATGTTGCCATGTTATATTCTTTTTATATTATCTTATCTATAGTAATACGTTGGTATATACCTTGGTATTAATGAATTACGTTCA